GTCTTGCTGCTTAAAAAACATAGACGAACGACGATTGTTCGTATAGTCGGTAATAAAACAAGAAGTTGCCATTAGACTAGTTTGTCCACTTTGTTAGAAAGTTCAATCTCAAGATTTCTAACTTGTGCAACCAAACGGTTGTACGCGGTCATCAATCTCCGATTCGTATTCTCTGCGTTCTTGAGGGAACGGCTGAGCTTCTGAATCTCTCGTTCTAATTCTTGCGTGTGCATAGCTGATGCAGCAATAAAAACCGCATCGCCATGTTTGATAGTAATACTTTTGCCAGCTGGCTCAAATTTAAGATCGAGTGGGTTATTCTCGACTTTTGGCAGCTCTTTAGGCTTTTCGTTGCTGTTGCTAGGGCCATACATCATAGCCCTAATCTGTTGTGGTGTCATTATACGCCTGCTTCCTTTAACAAACCTTTGATGAACTTGAAGTCATCTGGTTGCTGCTCAAACTTGCGAGTCCAAAAGCGCGGATCGACACTCTGTTCAATCATCTTCAGCTGTTCATCACTCAAACGCAAAAACAAATCTTGAGAAGACTCAGCAGCATATAGGACCCAAGGACTCACTCGACCACCGATAATCCACTTTGTCGCAATACTGGGGTTGACCTTACGGAAGAAGTCATTCCACTCTTCACCAGAATCAGTTGCCCATTGCGCCATCAACAGAACATTGCGTTCAAAAGCAGAGTCAGCCGGTTCGCGCTTGTTCAACTCACGAATGTATTGTTCATACACGAATGGCATTTCCCAGTTCTTGAGTGGAACTTGTGCTCGAAGCAAAAATTCAACAAACGATTCTGGGTTGATTGCACTGATATCCAGCAAGTATCGACCAAACTTCACGAACGCCGTGTAATGGGCGCTCTTCATGAAGTCGTCGTATGTGCGAGGCTTTGCGTTGCGGTAGTTCAGGTCATAGAACTTCTTGTAGACCATGAAGCCAACCTTCACGTACTTCTCGTCACGTTGCAACCACCGTTGCTTGTTTGTACAGAGGTGAACCGCAAGAGTGCTTTCGCGTGCGAATGACTTCTTGCAGAACTCACATTCAAACTTAATCGGTTTTTCGCTTTTTACTTGCTTTTTTCGGGGCGCTCGTTCCGTTTTCACTGTCGTAGTCTTTGAGGAGCTCTTTGAGCTCTTTGTCGTCTGCGCCGGTTGATTTAACAAATTGCTCGAATCCATCTCTGTCCATTCCTGCCATAATAATTGCGAGTTCTTGATCGTTGTAACTGGGGTACCAGCGCAGCATGTATTCTGCTATCTTGCCGATCTTTTTCCGCTTCGCCATGGGGATCCAAGCGTGACGCTGCTTCTGACCACAGCCCGCGGCCGCCATAAGCTTCCATTGCAGTTCTGGGTGATCTCGCAAATCCCAGAAGTGCCAATTGACCACATCATTTACCATGATCAAGTACCAGTCCTTCATAACTGAACTATCTGGTACCGCGCTCATCCAGCGCATCGCCACGAGGGGTGAAAATTGTTTCTGCAATTCCGGGTCAAGATTGGCATAGAAGTCCTTGTTACGAAGGTCTGCTGCTGCCATCTCGTCGAAAATGTCTAGTTTTGGTGTTTCGCTCATTATCTCTATCTCTTTTGAGATCTATGATAAATATTTTTGTAGAGGACAACAAATATGTCCCAAATGATTTTTACCTGAGTCTCCCCAAACGCACAGGTTTGGAATGCCCGAGGAAGAAATGTTCTTCCTCGGGTTTTCTTTTTAGACGATCTTCGTAATGTCCAACACTTCGGGGAGCTTGTTGGTGTCTTTAACAAAGTACACACACAGCGGAGAGTCGCCTTCTTCAAGAGGTACGGCAAGAATATGACCGTATTTCAACTTGGGGAAGTACCAATTCACATCTGGAAAGATATTTAAGATAGTGATATCAAGGAAATGTGGCATGTATCCATTAATTGGATTCATAGCAAACGCCGTAAATTCACGATCGTTAATGTTCTTCAGTTCCAAAATTTCCATTGCACCACTAATCTTGTCAACAATCATGATTGACCAATCCAGTGGCATTTGGATTCGGTAAGGTCCCAGTTGCAAGTCAGCTGCGGGACGTGGGAAGTTGTCCAAAAAGATCAGTGGAATAAAGAAAAAGTCCACATCTTGTTGATTACTGTAATCCAGCACGCAATAACGCAAATCGTCCACTTCGTCTGGAATCTCATTCATATCGAATGATCGGTTCTCTGGGAGTAAAATTCTCATTTTTCTTCTTAGTTGGTTTGTTGCTAATTAATTCCAGCGAAGAGCCATTCAAGTCCTTCAAGTAATCCACCTTGAATGTTTCAAACGGATATTCAGCGTCCTTATAGAACGTCTTTCTAGTGGCTAGATGTCGTGTACTATACTTGAGAGAGCTGGTAATGTCATAAATGTCCACGTAGTCTTTGTCCTTCGCCACACGGATACCACGACCAATACTCTGAATCACACGCACGAAACTCTTGCCAGGCTCAAACAACACCAAGTTGAAAATACGAGGAATGTTCAAACCCACCGCAGCAATACCATAGGTTGCGATCAGGATCTTATTACTTGATGCATTAACTTCATCAAACTGCTCAAAACGATCAGCATTCTTCGTTGAACCGTTAATGAACGTGCTTTCTGGCATCAAGTTAGCCAACTGTTTACCACAGTCAATGTTGTTAACTAGAATCAACGTGTTACCAGTTTGGTTTGTCTTCTCGATAAACTTTGCTAGCCATTCAAGTCTACGCTTGTCGTTAACCAAGTAGTCATGTTCTTCAGCATAACTGGTGTATTCAACGTGATCGTCAATCATCTGCACGATGTTAACCTTGCATCGTGACAACACGCCCAAGTCTTGCAGTGTCGAAGCCTTAAGCTCACCAACAACTGGTCCAAGACCCACCAAAATTGAAATTTGGCTGATCTCATCCTTAGGAACGGTACCAGTAAAGCCCCAACGGATTGGAATGTGCGCCAGATAGCCCGTAAGCATCTGCTTGAGCTGGTCTGACTTAGCGGTATGCACCTCGTCGTTAATCACGCATACGACACCATCAATCAAGTCCATGATGTCGTAGTCGTCAGCCTCACCAGAAGTTGTCTTCTTGATCAGCGCCAGCAGTGATTGCCATGTTGAAATTGTGTGGGTATGACCAACTTCCTTACGGTCGCCGTAGTACACACCAACATCAAGACCCAAGTTTTTGTAATCGTTTTCGGTTTGGACAACCAGTGTCTTTGACGGAACGATAACAATGCTCTTGCCGTACTTTTCAACTTGCAAGCTCAGCACAGCAGTTGTAAGCGTTTTACCAGCACCAGTTGGCAGAATCTGAATGCTTTGCAGGTTCTTTAGAAACGTGTTGATAGCTTCAGCTTGATAGTCACGAAGCATAACTGGTTCGCCTTCAGCTGGGTGACCCTTTGGCCAGCAGCGATCGGCAACCACTTCTTCGTCAATCTCGTCAAACTCGAAATTCCATGTTGGACGCATGTCTTGAATCTCGATGTCACGATCCAAGTCATAGCCATTTTCTGCCAGGATTGGCAGAACACGGTCAAGCAAATTGACATAAGTAGCGCCACCAACTGTAGCGAAACTCATTGTGCCGTCCCAACGACCCAGCTTGTACGCAGGGGTGTGACGTGCATGAGGAATAAAATATTTAAGTGCCTCGACCATCTTGCGTCGAGTATGGGGGTCCAAGTCAATGAACTTGACATTGACCTCATCTTCAATTCTCAGGATGACTGTCATTATTCTTATTTTCCTGAAAGAGCGCCGGTTTATTCCGGTTCTTATAGACGGCAATTATATTGCCATTATCTCTTTTCAGCAAAATAGAAAGAGCCTGCGCAGTCGGGCAGGCTCTTGTTTCTACAACAGTTTTACTACTGAACGGATTTTATTCCATTTGAACCTTTAACAGATCCATATACACATTCGTTACTTTGGCAAAATGCTCTGGTGAACGCAAAATAAATCCAAGCCGCAGCAAGTTATTATCAGTCCCAGAATGGTCAGTATTGAATATCTTTGACATTGGACTTGACGGGAACAGTGCAGCAAATGCGTTCTGGAAATTACGTGATTCCCACCACGAGAATGCGCGGCGGTTTGGCTCACCAAACACAAACGCACTGCCGTTTGCTCGAATCATCTGATTCGTCGTGATCCCAAAGATACACTTCGGAAACTCCAGAGCCAAATATTCCAGGAAGTTGTCCGACGTGAACATGTTGTTTTGGAAACTCTGCGTGTCAAGCACTTGATGAATCAGGATGCCCTTGCGTGCTTCACGAAGCACGTTATGGGTAAGCTTATCATTACGCACGACAATGACGTCCTTTTCGATCCCGTTAAAGTTCTGGTCGATCATTTGAAAGTCGACTTCGCGATCACGCAGGAAGTTCACAATGCTGCGGACACGATCATGGTCATCTTGTGCCAGGAACACTATTGGACGAGCTTCTGACGCGATGGCAGCCATAAACATAGCGCTGTACGTCTCGGTTTGACCAGTGCTGCCAACGATGCAACGATAGTCCCAGTCGTGTGCATGTTGGATCCACTCACAACGTGGCAAAGTTGCATACTTTTTGAGATTGTCAGGCAAGTCAGTAATGAACTTTTCGACGTCAAACATGTCCAGTTGAGCCAAGTCGTTGATCACTGGATCGATGGATACGTTCATGATCGTCGCCAAGCGGACCATGCGGCGGGCGTTCGCTGCGGTGGGAACTACTTCAAAGGTCTGAATCATTGCACTTTACCGCCCATTACCATACTAACGATGTCTTCAAGGATAGGATTGTCCGTGATCTCAACAAGAATGTTGCCACTCTCCACATCATAGTTGAATGAAGGTGCCTTGTTTTTGTTGTTTGAGCAACGGTGCAGGAAGCCTAACACGTCTTCATCAAACT